GCGCGGATTAAAATATACAGTCAAATTACCGGACACTTCCTTTGCTAAGGATTTGCGGAATTTGATTAAGGACGGAATTATACATGAGAGTTCTTTTGCTTTCACAGTAAAGGAGCAGGAATGGCAGCATAACGAGAAAGTGCCATCTGTTCGGACTATTAAGAAAGTAAAGAGACTGTACGATGTATCGCCAGTGACTACTCCGGCATACCCGGATGCTACCGTTGGCGCACGATCTTTCGATGCTACAAAACCGAAAGAAAGGCAACTGACAGCCGATTTAATTAAACTTAAACTTTTAACGAAAAGAGTAAAACTATGAATCAAAAATTGAAAGACCTGTACGATAAGTCAGGCAAAATTCATAGCCAAATGGTTGACGCTTACCGGCTTGTCAGTGAGCGTAAGGATGGTTTGGCTACGGCAGATGAGACCCGTCAGTTCGATGCTTGGGATGATGAACTCGTGCAAATCGAGAATCAGATCAAGATTGAAAAGCGGATGGAGGAATTGAAGCTGAAGGAAGAAGCACAGGCAGGCATTAAGCATGAAAGTGAAGGCAACAAGGAGAAGAAGTACAACGAGGCAGCCTCTAAGTCAGAGCGCAGAGCCGCTTTAGACAAGGCTAACAAAGTTGGTTATTCTTCTTTGAGCGATGCAGAGCGTCAGATTGTTGACACCGAAGTACGTGATTCCAAAGTGTTTGAGAAATTCCTTCGCTATGGCAAGGAGAACCTGAATGCTGAAGAAGTACGTGTATTGAATCAGTACAAGGAAAGCCGTGCTCAGAGCATTGGTACTCCTAGTGCTGGTGGTTACACCGTACCTGAAGGTTTCTCTGGATTCATCATTGAGAAAATGAAATACATTTCTGCTGTGATGAATTGGGCAAACATCCTGAATACCGATACCGGTAACGTGATCCCTTTCCCGATTAACGATGACACATCTAACACTGGTGAGTTGATTGGTGAAAACTCCGACCTGAGTTCATCTTCTGCTGACCTTACGTTCTCGGTTTATAACCTGAACGCTTACAAGATGTCATCTAAGATGGTTAAGGTTTCTTCTGAATTGTTACAGGACAACGGAGTTAATCTTGAAGCATATTTGGGTGAGCAGTTGGCAAACCGTGTAGCACGTATTTCTAACAGTTACTACACCACCGGAACTGGTTCTAGCCAGCCTCAGGGTTACATCACTGGTGCAACTCAAGGTTCAGTTAGTGCAAGTGCTACGGCATTTACCTCCACTGAATTGATTGGCTTCCAGGATACTCTGGATCAGGCATACCAGAATATGCCTAAGACTGGTTGGGCTATGCACCAACTGATCTTGAATGCGATCAAGAAGCTGACGATCGGTACTAACTATAACTCTCAGTTGTGGGTTCCTTCATTCCGTGATGGTGCTCCTTCTACGATTCTTGGCAAACCTTACTTCCTGAACAACGCAATGGCATCGACCCTTGCTACTGGAAATAAGATCATTGCTTACGGAGACTGGGATAAGTTCTGCATCCGCATGGTAAACAGCTTTGCATTAAGCCGTTTGTCTGAGCGTTATGCAGAGTACGATCAAGTGGCGTTCTTTGGATTGGCACGTACTGATTCATTTGTAATGGACAATACTGCCATCAAGTATTTTGAATTGACCTAATGCTTCTGATCTTCTTAGCAGCGTGGAAACGCCCTGAGATTACGGAGATATGTTTTATGGGTATAAGAAGGCTGCGTAAAAACAGCCTTCGCCCCATAGAAGCATTTTGTGTGATTTCGGAAGAAAGTATGATACCGCTATGTAAGAAGTACGGTATCCACTACACGATGTATAAGAATGATCCATTGGGAGAGAAAAAGAATCATGGTCTTAATGAGGCCATGAATCTCAACTGGGACTATCTGATAGAGATTGGTTCCGATGACGTTCTTAAAAATGAATTGATTGATTTGTATGAACCCTACTTTAACAAGGGATGGGATTTCTTCGGAGTGAAGGATGTGCTGATTATAAACTCAGACGGAGGAGAGTGCAGGAGGTTGAAGTCAGACACCACCTACGGGTTGGGGAGGGTTATAAAGCGATCTGTTATTGAGAAATATTGTTACGGTGTTGAAGTTGAGGCTTTGGATGACATTATTTCACCTGGCAGGACAACCGCTAAAGGAGATATAGGGTTCTTTCAGGTCGATGCGGCTGAAGGCTTTCATAGATCGGGGATAGGAGTTATCGTTGGTAAGCCTAGATACAGATTATGGAAAGACGGAATAAACAGAGGACTTGATAACAACTCAACATATTTTCTTATGACACAAGGAATAGGGCACAGGGCTATACCAACAGACAAACCGTTGGCGATAGACATAAAAGGAGAGGATAACATTTGGAAGTTCAACAAGGAACTGGGGATGGCTTACGAGCTTGATAAAGCCCTTGAAGGACTGAGTGAGGAAGAAAAGAGTGCTGTTTTTGCTTTGATTAAGCGTAAGAAAAGACAGGAAATAGAATATGGTAATTTACAGTAAAGTATCAGTAGCCCCTTCGATTGAGCCGATTTCATTGTCGGAGGCTAAGAGCCATCTTCGTGTAGATCACGATGATGAGAACTCGTATATAACTGTATTGATACAGGCCGCAAGGGAGACCGTTGAGAAACACACCAACCGGAGTCTAATCACTCAGACTAGGGTCATGAAGATGGACTACTTTCCTTTGGAGAGCCAGATTTACCTATTAAACGGCCCTGTACAGACTGGTGTGACGGTTCAATACTATAACGCTAGTGATGTGTTGACTTCTTTCACTGATTTTTGGGAAGATGTTGATAGCGACATCGCTAGAATAGTTCCTGAAGATTACTGGCCTGAGACTTACGATAAGCCTAATGCGGTGGTGATTACTTATGACGCTGGATATGGGGATGCTTCTACGAACGTCCCCGCCCCATTGAGGCAGGCGATGTTACTGTTAATAGCGCACTTCTACGAGAACAGACAGAATGTGATTGTTAGCGGAAGCCCTACGGGTGCGTTAGCGATTCCTTTCGGTGCTGAGGTGTTGATGAATCCTTATGTTTTAGATCAAAGCGTTCACTTAGGATGGCGTTACTAAACACCAAGAACAGGATACAGAAGCTAGATCGCATCGGTGCGATGGATAGGAGGATAACTATCCTTCAAAGAGACATATCCGATGGTTCTAACAACGAGGACTACTTAGACGGCTGGGAGGAGATTGATAATAACCCTAATGTGTGGGCACGGAAGGAGAGTTTGAGAGGGAAAGAGGTTGTTTTGGCTGATAAGGTGCAGATGATGTACATGACGGTTTGGACGATCAGATACCGGGATGATCTGAAGGCTGAGATGAGAATTGCAGACGAATACGGACAAGTGTATGAGATATTACACTTTGACGAGGGCGAAAGCAGACACAGATATTTGGACGTAGTAACAAACATATTACCAGGTATAACATGGTCGTAAAAGGACAAGTTGCGGTTACAGGAATTAGGGAGTTGAATGACTTCCTGAAGCAGCTTCCTATTCAGATAAACCACAGAGTTATCGGTGCGGCTAACGTAGAGGCGGCTAAACCGCTTGTAGATGCAGCTAAGAGTCTGGCCCCTAAAGGTAAGACTAAGAATCTTGTTAACTCCATTGGAGCAGTGAAGATTCCTATCTCTAAAGCTACCGAGATCGGTACGGTACACGTAAGACCAAGAGTGAAAGCGGGGTATAAAGGATTTCATGGACACTTAGTAGAACTAGGTGTAGTGAATCGTCCTGCGGGTGGATGGTATGCAAGGATGGCCGGAGCGCACCCGACAAATCAACCACCGAAGCCTTTTATGAGGCCAGCTTTTGAGGCTACGAAAGATAAGTTATTTCAGAAGTTTGATGACATCTTCTCAACTAAGTTGAGAGATGTTATGAGACGGACATTGAATAAAAAGAAATTGTGGATTCCATGATGGCAGGGGTTACCTATATCCTTAACAATGATTCGACTTTCAGAACGCTAGTAGGTCAGAACTCGCGTTTGACAAAGTACAAGGTATATCCTGTTATCGCGCCACAGGTAGAAGTTTTCCCTTACTCAGTAGTGCGGATGACTTCGAGAGTGCGGGAATGTAAGGGCGGTGGGTTTACGGCTTCATTTACAGTGAGTAGTTACGCACCTAATTACGAAGATGTTAGCGACATAGATGATGCAGTTGTAGATGCACTCGATGGAGTTAAAGGAACCTACAATAGCGTAGTATTTGGACGTATAAACTTCATGGACAGCAGGGATGACTATGTTGAAACCTATGGTGGTTTGTATGTCAGAGTTTCAACTTTTGATTGCAGCTATGCGTAAGGTAGTTCTTTCAAAGAGTTGGGTAAACAGATTCGGTCGTAAATATCCTATTGGGCAAATCATTCTATGTGATAAAGACTTGGAGTGGGAGCTTAAAATGGGTGGATATGCCGAAGGTTATGAGGGTGAATACCCACCCAAGAAGAAAGTAAAAACTAATTTATTTAAACCTAAAGAAAAATGGCAGTAGTAAATGGAAATGATGTAGGAATCTACGTTGAAGGCCAGCTTATCGGATGCCTTACGAATGCGACATTCACCAATCAGAATCAGGAGATTGACGTAACGTGTAAGGACAGTTCCGGTGCTAGACAAGTTCTTCCGGGGGGTCAGCAGTGGGAGATCAGCTTTGAGGGGCTGTTCAACCCATCTTCTACCTATGGATTTCAGGACTTAGTTGGCGTTAACAAAAACCGCACGAAGGTTTGGGTTAAGATGACGTATGATGGAAGCGATTCGTTAACTATTACTGGTTATGCTTACCTGAATCAGATTGAATGGACTGGGCCTTTGAATGCCGGTTCGACTTTCTCAGGTACGTTTACAGGTGATGGTGAGTGGGGCTATTCAATTACATAAGTTATGAATTTGTTTCTGGCGAGAGGTCTTTACGAGTTTGAAGGCTTTGGGTTCAAATTCGGTATGTATGCTGGTCATATTATCGAAAACGAATTTAAGACAAGTGTATTTGGCCTGATTAAAAGGATGGGGGAGGAGGGCCAACAAACAACGGCCCTTCTTCAATACTTCTACGCAGGGGCACAAGCCTATGAGGATTTTAAAAAGACAGGTAAGAAACTTACCCTTGAAGAAGTATCAGAGTTTATCGAGATAATTGGAGAAGAAAAAGCAGTAGAGATATTTAATGAATCACTGCAACTACCAAAAAACTCGGTAGCCCCGAAGGAGGAGACGGGGCAGAAGTAACGATAGAGGATATGCTGGTGACAGCAGTATCCGAGTTGGATTTATCTCCTCAACAGTTTTGGGACTTGTCATGGTACGAAT